AATATTAAAAATGTATTCAAAATTTTCGCAACTACTACCAACCATTTCACATCTTTCTCTTTCATTTTGCGTTAAACAATCATATTTGCTCAAGTCAAAATTTGCTAAATATTCTTCTAATTCTGGAATAAAAAATCGACATGTTACTTTTATGATAAAGTTAGAAAAGCGCGCAATATTTGAATGTCGAAAAGCGTAATCTATTGCAAACATTTCACTAGAGCCTTTTGAACTATCATTCTTTAAGTAATTTGCTTCTTGTAATTCGCTCTCTTTAAAAGTAATTACTTCAAATCTATCTTTATACATCTCCTTTTCGTTATTTAATTCGTCAAATGTATATCCACTATTTTCAACCAATACAATATTAAAACTAGTCTTATTTAACCATTGTAAAATTGATTTTTTATATGTTTCTAATCTAGTCTCTCTATTTTTCTGAAATATATAAGATTTTGCTAAATTAACATTGACTGTGCTAGTCAAAATAATTGTAGTATTATTTATCATAATTTATTAAATATAATAAATTATAATAAGTATCTAAACTAATTTACAAAAAGTTTGTAATTCCGATTTGCGCCAAGAGGGAATCGAACCCCCAGTTCAACCTCGCTTCAGTCTTTGAATCGATGGAAGGGTTGCGTGTTACCACTACACTATTGGCGCGCAAATGGTTCCGAGTTGCCTGGATCGAACAGGCGACATTTTGATACCGGCAAACAAACTACTACAGTCAAAAGCTCTACCACTGAGCTAAACTCGGTCCCCCGTATATATTTTTGCGGTGTCTTTAAGTAGTTTTTTTTAAAAATACTTTTTTGAAAGGGCGACGGGACCGGGTGCACATAAAATCGGCATTTTTGCATTTAAAATTATGTGTTCATAGTATAATATAAGCAACATAATGACAAAAGATTTATCAAATATTTCGTGGAGACTTATTGACAAATATTTCAAAGATAATCCATCTAACTTGGTCGCGCATCATTTAGATTCTTTCAATGATTTCTATAGTTCAGGAATTAATAATATTTTTCGAGAGAATAACCCAATACGATTCATCGAACGAGAAGAAAAGGGTAAAAATGGTGGTGAAGAAAATGCTGGCGAAATGCGAAATGAATGCTCCCTCTATTTAGGTGGAAAAGACGGCAACAAAATCTATTTTGGAAAACCTATTATTTACGACGACAATGAGAAAGGTGCGCATTATATGTATCCCAATGACGCGCGATTGCGAAATATGACTTATGGCATCACAATACATTACGATGTTGAGGTGGAATTTGCATTTTTTGAGGGCGAAGAGCGAAAAACGCATTCTATATTATTAGAAAAAATCTATTTGGGTCGTTTTCCCATCATGCTTCAATCCAATTTATGCATTTTAAGCGGTCTCTCCTCAGAGGTGCGTTATAATATGGGCGAATGCAAAAATGATTATGGTGGTTATTTTATTATTGATGGAAAAGAAAAGGTTATTGTTCCGCAAGAGAAGTTTGCCAATAATATGTTATACATAAAAAAAAACAAGGATGATGATACTTATAGCAATTCCGCGGAAATTCGTTCTGTTAGCGAAGACGCATCAAAACCTATAAGGACTATGGCAATAAAAATTGTGGCACCTACTACCGTTCTCTCCAACAATCAAATGGTTGTAACTGTTCCTAATGTTCGAAAGCCTGTCCCTCTTTTCATATTGATGCGTGCACTAGGCGTTGTCTCGGATAAAAGCATAATTGAATATTGTCTCCTAGATTTGAAGAAGAATGAACCTTATATTGACCTTTTTATTCCTTCTATACACGACGCCAACCAAATTTTTAATCAAGAGACCGCGCTTAGGTACATTGCCAGCTTCACAAAAAGACGCACTATTACCGGCGTTTTAGACATTTTAATGAACTATTTCTTACCTCATATTGGAGAGAAGAATTTCTTGGACAAGGCGTATTATATTGGCTACATGGTCAATCGCTTGCTGCGCGTTTACACCAAAGACGATAAACCAACGGATCGCGACAATTTCCGTTTTAAACGCATTGAAATGTCTGGAACACTTATTTATGACCTGTTTCGCGAATATTATTTGATTCAACATAGAAATATAGGACAAAAAATAGATAAAGAATATTACTATCACACTGGTAAATACAAGCAAGGATTTATTGATTTGATTACTGAAAATTACCGCGAGTTTTTCAAAGAGCGCATTGTTGAAACCGGTTTTAGAAAAGCATTCAAAGGCAATTGGGGTTCAGAATCTCACACAAAACGCGTTGGTGTTGTGCAAGACTTGAATCGATTATCGTGGAATTCTTTTATCTCTCAATTAAGAAAATTGAATTTGCCATTGGATGCAAGTGCAAAGGTTGTCGGCCCTCGTTTATTGAATTCTTCCCAATGGGGTTTTATTGACCCGATTGACACTCCCGATGGTGGAAACATCGGTCTTCACAAACATTTGGCGATTAGTGCGCTCATTACAAGTGGTTATTCTTGTTGGCCGCTAATTAAATGGCTCCGCGCAAAAACGGCAATACGAATATTACAAGAGTGTACGCCTGAATTTTTGGGAAGTATGTCCAAAGTAATTGTGAATGGTGTGTGGATCGGTGGTATTGAAAATCCGCTTGAATTGGTAAAGTTGATAAAATTGTTTCGAAGAAATGGGATCATTCCTGTTTATACTAGCGTTTCTTTTGATTATGAAAACAATGAAATTTATATTTACAGTGACGGCGGTAGATTAACAAGACCAGTTTATTACTTGGAAAAGAAAGCGTTGCACGATTTTGGTAAACCCAGCTTTGAGAGAAAAGAAGTATTAGAAAAAATATTGGATGGAAACTTTTCGTGGCAGGAAATTGTAAGTGGTTTTAAAGAAAAGGGAATAAAAGATTTCAATTACAAAAATGATGTGTTGTATGATTTGGAAGAGTTATATCCAGATTTAAACACACTTGAAAAGGTGGAGCAAGACTTGGAAAAATATAAATCCGTTGTTGATTATGTAGATACATCCGAAGAAGAAGGTCTTCTCTTTGCCACTACAACGGACGAGTTGAAGAAAAATAAGTATTACACGAATTTGGAAGTCGATCCTTCTCTCATATTGGGCGTTATGGGAAACCAAATTATTTTCCCTGAAAATAACCCCGTTACTCGCAATTCTTTTTCGTGCGGTCAAAGCAAACAGGCGGTTTCTGTCTATCACACGAATTACCAAATGCGTATTGATAAAATGGGTGTTATTTTGAACAACGGACAAATACCACTGGTTAAGTCGCGTTATTTGGAATATATCAACAATGAACAGCAGCCTTACGGCGTTAATGCAATTGTTGCAATTATGACTTATACTGGGTATAATGTGGAAGATGCCATTTTAATTAATGAAGGGTCGGTAAAACGCGGTCTGTTCAATACCACTTATTATTCAATGTATGAGGCACGAGAAGAGAGCTCCAAAATCTCGGGGTCAACGACCAATTCTTATTTTGCCGATGTTGCTACAAAACCTACAGTAAAAGGTATTAAGCCTGGATATGATTACAGTCACTTGGACAGATATGGTATTATTCGAGAGAATGTTGCGTTGGATGATAAAATGGTTGTTATTGGCAAAGTGTCTTCTAGCACCGAGGATTCGGACATTGTTATGGATTCATCTGTGTTTCCCAAAAAGGGACAGCTCGGGTTTGTGGATAAGTCTTTTATTACCGAAGGAGAAGAGGGGTTCAGGATTGCCAAGGTTCGCGTTCGCGAAGAACGCTTGCCCGCAATTGGTGACAAAATGGCTTCAAGGAGTGGACAAAAGGGTACGGTAGGTCTCATTATTCCTGAAGACGATATGCCTTTTTGCGCGGATGGAACGAGACCCGATCTTATTATTAATCCTCACGCATTACCATCTCGCATGACAATTGGACAATTGATTGAATGTTTACTTGGAAAAGTCTGTATATCATATGGTGGCTTTGGAGACTGCACGGCTTTTCAAACCAAGGGACCAAATACAAAAGTTTACGGGGAGGCGCTAGTTAATGCCGGGTTTCATTCAAGTGGGAATCAAATTTTGTATAATGGAATGACAGGAGAACAGTTGTATTCGGAGATTTATATGGGTCCAACATATTATATGCGTTTAAAACACATGGTCAAAGATAAGATAAATTATAGAGCGCGAGGACCAAATACGCAATTAACGCGACAACCGGTTCAAGGAAGAGCCAACGATGGTGGATTAAGAATTGGAGAAATGGAGCGGGATGGTGTAATGGCGCACGGAGCTTCAGCATTTTTAAATGACTCTTTTATGGTGCGTGGCGACGAATACTACATGGCGGTGTGCAATAAAACGGGTTGCACTGCAATATATAATGAGGCGCTCAATTTATTTTTGAGCCCTTTTGCAGATGGACCAGTAAAATTTAAGGGAACGATGGATGGCAAATTGAATATTGATAATATAAGCCGCTTTGGGCGTTCTTTTAGCATTATTCGAATCCCTTATTCTCTCAAACTATTGATACAAGAATTACAGGTTATGAACATTCAAATGCGCATCATTACTGAAGACAATATAGACCAGTTGTTGAATATGTCTTATTCTAATAACATTAACAAGTTGTTGCAAACTGATTCTGGAGATATAACAAAGTTAATAAGCAATTATAAGAATAATATGGTGGGCAAAATTCGAAAAGAAGATGTAGAAAGAGTTTCAAAAATTAGCAGAACCGCGCAAATAAATCTTAAGGACAGTCCACCGACAGATGAATCTGTTTCTTATGCAGAAGGCAGTCCCGCGTACAATCCCGAGAGTCCCGCGTACAATCCCGAGAGTCCAGCTTACAATCCAAACAGTCCAGCTTACAATCCCGAGAGTCCAGCTTACGCACCAGGAAGCCCTGTGTATAATCCCGAGAGTCCCGCTTACGCACCAGGAAGTCCCGCTTATAATCCAAACAGTCCTGCTTACAATCCTGGAAGCCCTGCTTACAATCCAAATAGTCCAGTTTATAGTCCATATTCACCAGAAAGTCCTCCACCACAAGAACCAAATATTCAAAATCCAGAATTAAAAGCCCAATTCGAGGAATTGCCTGAACCCGACAAAAAATTATTAATGGAAATGCTTGATAAGAAAAAAGCTGAAAAGGCTACACAAAACGCCGAGGTTTCTGGAATAGAACAAACCGCTAGTGTGCTAGAAATAGAAGAACCAAAATCAACAGAAACCGAATCGGGCGCAAGTGAAAGTGACAATCAAGAAAAATCTGGCGGGTCAAGCGGTGGAGGTCAAACAAAAACTATATCAATTAGCCCATCTGCGTTAGAAGGTTAGAAGTAACGATGACCGCTAATAAGAGATATTTATTTTATTTTTATAAAAATTGAATTAAAAATAAAATGATAATGTCTTGTATAATTATAATGGCAGCCCAGAACACCAGTAGTTTAATTTCATCAGTATATAAATCCAGAAAGACTCTCCTCGATTTAATGCGCAAACAAGGATACAATGTTACAGAATATGATAATTTCAGCATAAATGAAGTGAACGCAATGTTCCAGAATAAACAGTTAGATATGCTTCTAGAAAAAACCGAAGAGAGCATAAACCCAAATTCATCAAAGAGAAAGATTTATATACGATATTATTTAGCGAAAACATTGAGGCCGCAGAACATTCAAGAAATGATTGATGACTTGTTTAATCTGGAAGAGGTTTTGACAAAGGAAGACACACTTATGATTATTGTTAAGGATGAAATGAATGAAACCTTGATAAACTTGTTGAAACATATTTGGGAACAAGATAGCATTCTTATTGTGATTCAAAGCTTGAAAAGACTCCAATTTAACATTTTGGAGCACACTTTGGTTCCAAATCATCGTGTGTTAACCCAAGACGAGGTTCTTACTGTTAAAAATAGATATAATATTATGGATGACACACAATTTCCTGACATTTCTCGTTTTGATCCCGTTGCTCAGATAATTGGTATAAGACCTGGTCAGGTGTGCGAAATTATTAGACCGAGTAAGACGGCAATTAAGGGATATTATTATCGCATTTGTGTCTAAATCCACCTTTTTCACAAGTTTACGAAAAGGTGGAATTTTTATAAAGGTAGAATATATGGACCAGGTCAAACAAAATTATACTAATTTAAAAACATACAATGAACAAATAGGACCAATTTTAGATGAATATAAAAAAGGTTACATTTATTACAACACAAACCCAGATAATAACGAATATTCGCGCATTTTTTCTGTTGCTTCAGGCAATGTTACTGCATTAAATAAAGATTTATTTGTTACCACAAACGATATTCAAAAAAATATAGACGATTTAAACATTCAGTTAACAGCATTGGATAAAAAAATTACAAAAGAGAAAAAAACTAACACACAACTGATTTCCAAGTTGCAACATCTTGAGGGAAAAAATAATGGTTCTCATGTTATGAGTAGCAACTCGCAAGAGCTTTATAAACAACAATATATTTCAAATTGGGATATGGTACTAGGAATTTTTCTAATATCGGGAGCGCTTGTAACCGTTTTCAAAAAGCCAAAATTGGCCGCAATGGCATTGCCAACAAAATAATAACAAAATAAAAACAATAAATAAAAGGCGCAAATAGTTTTTCTTTGTAATAATTAAATGTTTAGTAGTACAATTTATCGAAAGCAATATCCCAATTCTGCAACAATGAGAAAAATTATGAAAGAATCTATAGATAAATATATTCACAAAATAGAAGAAAAATATAAAAATCTTTATCCAGTTATAAAAAATTCTTACTGTAATAATGCAAATGCTGCAAATATTAGTACAACTATTGATAGATTTTTACCATTTGTCATTTTTGGGTTAGGTTTTTATCAATTATCCAAAAATATATAAAATATTAATTTAATTTATATTTTATGTTTATATTTATATAGTAATGGAACCAACCAATACCGATACCAATTCTTCAGCAATATTAAAATTACAAGTATTAGAAAACGAATTCAGTTTAGTAATGAAACAATACGAACAAGCACACATGAATTATATATCTTCTTTGCAATCGCAAGGTGCTTTAAACGATAACAACAAGTTTATCTCTTTGCAAGGGCGCGTTTTTTGGGGGACAAATGGTTTGAAAGAGGGCGCGGTCGATTCAGAAGACAAGTGTAAGGCGTTATGTAGTTCCGATCCTTTATGCACTGGAGCCACTTACAATTCTGCAAAATCTTATTGCTGGACGCGCAGTGGAAAGGGTTCTATAGCTGTGGGAAAGGATCAAGATTATGCGTTAATTAGCGATGTAACCCAAAGCATAAACAATATAAATCAGTTAAACAATAGACTAACCGATTTAAATGATAAAATTGAAAAAACCTTGGAAGAAATTGTTCCCGAACAAGACGCGCAAATAGAAGAAAAGAATAATAAACGCAAGAAAATGCAAGATGTCTATCAACAACTGGTTGCGGATCGAAAAAATATAGATGAAATGTTGAAAGAATATAAAATGCTTGATCAACAATATTCAGATAATTCTGTTTATGTTGAACAAACAAACAGTGCTTATATTTTGTGGTTTATTTTTGCAGTTATTGTTGTGTTTTTTACATTAAAGCTACAATTTTTTCCAAATGTTCAATCAAATCCAGTGCGATTCATTTTCTGGTTCTGCATTACCGCGCTTTTTGCAATTGTTACAACGCATATAAATGAAGCCCCCGGATTTTTCTTGTGGGGAGCCATAATAGTAATGGTTGCTTTTATGCAGATGAAAATTCTTCCTTCACCTTAAAATTACAAATGGGGATAATTTTTAAGATTATTATTAACAATTTATATTTTTAATAATAATAATAATAATAAAAATACTTTTTTATACAAGTAATATAATAATGAGTGCAATTGAATATTCAAATATAGATAAAAATGCAAATTCAGAGTTGGGAAAAGTAACTTTAAGACAAGGAATAAAATTTAAAAATTATCAAAACAAAATTGCAAAAAATGTAGAAAAGAAAAATTTATTATTTGAGGGATTCCAGGGTCTTCAAGGGAACTTGTCAATGAATGACGAACATGCAACAAGTAGCGCACTTGAAAAAACTCGCAGTTTAATAAACCAAACAGACGCCAGTGTAACTAACCAAGTAAAAGAATTGCGAGAGTTGCAAAATAAATTTGGCACGCTTTTAGAACAATATAATGGTGCAAATACTTCTTTCATTGATTCTACAAAAAATTATTTAAAAGTTGCTTTTGATAAAAAAGATAAAGCTACTAATGTTTATGTGAATTCTGTAGCCAATGATGTAAAAGACAGTTATTTAGGTTGCTACAAAGATACAGAGAACCGCGCCATGAATGGTGTCGCATCTTTATCCGGACAATATGTAACTTACGACCAATGCAAAGAGAGTGCTATTGATGGCGCATTTAAATACTTTGGATTGCAAGACTTTCGTAAAGAAAATCAATCAGGGTGGTGTGCTGTTAGCGATGATTTAGACGCGACAAAACAATACGGAGATGCTTCGAATTGCGTGCAAGGCTCAAACGGAAATATGTATGGAGGAAAATTGTCAAACGCGGTTTACGAGTTAGACAAGGTGGGAATTCCTGGAATTATTGGAAAGGTCGGTTATGTTGACGATGACTCAAAATTATCGGAATATCCTTCTTCAATGTTTACAATGGATAATACTACTAATATACCAAATATAATTAACAACAATAGCTGCACAAAAAAGGTGGAAACAATAGATAGTTTGCAGTGGGACAAATATATAAAAACGGGTGTTCCAATGAGCCAAAACACAGTGTGTGGTATTGAAAAAGCAACACAAGATGAAAGCATAAATCGTGATGCATTAAGAATGCAGTTGGCTTCAATCGCGGATGAAATTGTGAATAAGATCACTTATTTAGAGTCTTTGAATGCAAATTTGAACAATCAAATGGGAATTGATAAGACTATTTTACATGAGAACTTGGAAAAGTATAAGACTTATAGTAAAGAATATAATCAATATAAATCGGTTGACGCAACAAATATAAATGGAATTTTAACTGATAGTGACATAGTTGTACTGCAGGAGAACTATAGTTATTTATTTTGGAGTGTTTTAGCTATTGCAATTGTTGTGGTAACAATTAACACTATAAAAAAATAAAGCAGGATGCAATCTTGTGCAATAGGTTCATTGCTCGCGCCGCACCCATCCTAAATGCAAAATTCGCGTTGCCAGTTAATGTTTAAAATGTTTTAAAAATTAACAATGTAAAAACAAATTTAGGAGGGGTTTGGCGCAAGTAATGAACCTAAGGCACAAGATTACGCCCTGCAATATTTTAATTTATAAATATATATTATATACTATGAATTCAACATCAAATACATCATCAGCTGCATCAAAATTACAAGAACAAACACAACCATCAAATGTCACCGAAATAGATGAAGGACGCGTGCAAACCCTGAACAATATTTCGGATCTTCAAAATATTGAGAAAGGTTACTTTAGTAAATTAAATGATGGTTTAGTACAAAACTCTCTTACTCCTGAAGAAAAAGACATGCTTGTTCAAAAGATTAATGAAATATCCCAAATGCGTATCAATCTATACAAGAACTTGAATGGTATGTATTCATTTTATCATACAAATGTTGCATCGACGCGCAATACAATTGAAGAGCAAAGCGTAGCCATTGACATTGTTGAAAAGGAATTGAATGAAGCAAAATTAAGAATGAAAGCAATCGAAGAGGAAAAGTACAATAAATTGCGTTTGGTTGAAATTAACACTTATTATGGAGAACAATACAGTGAACACACGAGTATTATGAAACTGATTATTATGATTTGCGCACCGGTTTTATTATTGACCATTTTATTGAATCGTGGCATTTTACCTAGAAATTTGTACACGGTTTTAGTAATTATTATTGTAGTGGTGGGCGTAATATATATGTGGAGATACATCATCTCTGCCGTTAGTCGCGACAATATGAATTACCAAGAATATACATGGAATTTCAAACCTCAAGATGCGCCTCCAATAGATACAAATGTTGTTCCAGTGGATCCTTGGGCGTCAAATGCAAACGGAATGTGTCAAGGTCAAGCTTGTTGCGACTCAGGATATACTTATAATTCTGACCCGAATGTTAATAAATGTGTACCAACGGCATCTTTAACTCAGTCTACAACAACATCAACAGCTGCACCAGTGTCGACAAGCACAACAACCGAATCGATGAGCAGCATGGGGTCTATTCCTGGATATCCAGGTTATCCTGGCTATCCTGGTGCAGATGAAAACATTTTTGGTGTAAACTCAAATTTTGCTAGTTATTAACCAGTAAAAGACTACATTAAGCTTTTTTGCAGTAAAAATTAATAATACTATATTATAAGACAATGGCATCTTGTAATGTAGACAATAATATGTTATTAAAACAACAAGACTTGACAAATCAAATAAATCAAATGTTGGCGCAGTCACAACAGTCATTAATGTGTGGCCCGGGAACGGAATGCGAGAGAGCAAAAAAAACTGAGAACTTGCAACAAAAATATTTAGCAGCTCAAACTAATATTTTAAGTGCACCTTATCAAGAGCAAGAAGCCGAGAAAGCATTTTACACTTATACGCAGGGAGATGCTGCATATAATTCAATGCAATCTAAAAAATTAAATGAAGACGCAGAAAAAAAAGCGAATGAACTTCACTCTAGTTTCAATGAGAATTCGACTACTGCAACAGAACTAAACGACACTTTATCGAGTTTAACAAGCAATTTTCAGCATGTTACCGAATTATATCAGGGTTATTTAAAAGAAAATGCGGCGCTAAGAGAAAAAATAAAAGCCTATGGAAATGATGTGGTGACAAGCGACCGAAAAACTTATTATGAAACGCAGAATTATGATATTTTGAAAACATGGTATTTCATTTGGCGGTGGATTTATTTTGTTCTGTTGGTAGTTTTTGGAGTTGGTATATTCTTGTCTAAAAGCGGATATTCCATTTGGATAAAATTGGTGTTTTTTGCCTTATTCGCATTGTATCCTTATTTTATTGATTATGTTGTGCTTTATTTATTGATAGCTGGCGCAAATTTAATAGCACTTATGCCGAGAAATGTTTACACAACTTTATAATTTAAAGACAAGAAAAAATGTCTTTAAGTTATTTTTACCGTTCCTTTCCTTCAACTTTACACATCGTCAATATCGTTTTCTTGGTCATACAAGATTTCGACGCCTTGCCAGCCGTCCTTCTTCGCCTTTCCAAATTTATTATCCATGTACTCGTACAATTCTACACCCTTGGGCATTTTGCGGTTACCCTGTTGCTCCTGGAACCACAGTTTAAACTGCTCAAACAGCTCGCTTTTCTTGATTGTCTTCCCCTCCTTCTTGCCGACCATATCCACAACAAACGCAGAAATATGATCTTGACCTTGTCGGTACTTATTTGATGACGCCTTTACAATATCGCAATCATCCACGATGCCCTGTTTCTCGAATGCCAATTTTACCAGCATGCTAGCAAACACTTCCGCCCAAGTCTTAAGTTTGTCCTTTAGGTTGAAATCCTTGGGGAACTGATAAGGATTATCTGATAATTGGAATGACTCGCCAGGGTTCACAAACTTGGCCAAGAAATCGCAAATGCGAATGCGGCGCCATGTTCCATCATCATTACTCATCACTTCAAACAATACATTAGTACACAAAACCAGATGAAATTGAATCAAGAATGTTTCTTGTTCGTGATATAATGCGCGACCGGACAATGTTGAATCGCCAGTTAGCTGTTTCATCATACCCTCGTTAATTTTTGCATCCTTCGACGGTTCTTGCATAACTGCATAGCGAGTGCCCTTCAACTGCATAATCTCCGATGATGTTCCACCAATTCCTGGTCTCTTCTCAGTGACAAGTGTAACTGGAACTTCGCCATAATAATCACCAAAAGTATACTTCATCAAATCTGTAAACATCGACTTGCCGTTACTACCACTTCCGCGATAAATATTGAAAGTCTGGTTAATATTTTCTCCAATCAACACAGACGCCAAATGCTCCCACATATATTTGTTCAATGATTCAATTGGGAACAGCTGATTCATAAACTGTAGAATCTTTGAAGAAATATCGGCGTGCTTTTCCGCATCAAAATGCTCATAGTTAATATTCGTCGACTTGGTAATATAGTCTAGTGGCATTCCATCCCTAAAAATGCGATTTTTGATGTCGATAACACCATTCTTGAAGCACATCAACCACTTGTTGGAATCCATATTCTTATCGAAATCCTTGTCGAAGAACAGAGCCGCGGCCTCACGCATAATATTGTTCTTGTCATTTGTCCTCTTTAAACGCGACGAAATCTCTGTACCAATCTTCACTCGCTTGCTCATACTCGCATAACGCTCGTCCGTTGGGTCATAATGTTGCATCTCGTTCATCCAAGTATTCACTTTGGCTTGGTATGCATTATACATCTCCACCGAAATGAACATTCGTAATGTTTCGCCTCGATCAAGTTCCCAACGGTGGTCTTTGAAAATGTACCACGACCGGTTTACCAAGCTGCTGCAAACATATTTCTCTTTGCACATTTGATACAAGACAATTGCAAAGTCGAATTCTGTTGGACACGACAATGTTTCTTCAATATAATAATCGCGCGTAGTCTTCTTCACTCTTTCGTAATCGTCGAACGCATCTTGCTTTGCCCAATACATAATCGAACGCGCAGTCACACCGTTGGGCTTGTCTTTGAAATATTTATTCCACTGATTATACAAATTAGGAATTGTACTATAATCAAAATCTGACGCTTTGCTTCGAAGCATTACCCAAGACAGAAATAATCGATCGTCAGTGTGTTTGAGTCCAAAAGCGACTAGGCGATTTAAAGCGTGCGAACCCGGTTCATAGTATTTTTCAGGTAACACTTGCGCATATTCGTGAACCTCTTTAATAAAATATTCATTGAATGTGAGGTCGCTCATAATTTTATCAATAGCTTGTTTCAATTTGCCTGCGTCCGTAATATCTTCCAACTGAATATTGTTGTCTGATTCTTCATCAGCACATAACAGTTTGACCTTGCTCTTGCTTAAAGGTTTCTTGACCTTTTTTGCACCATTTTTTGAACGCTCGTCGTATTCATCTTTTATCTTTGGGTTCAAATCGAATTTGATGTGCTCATCGTACTGAGCTGATAATTTATACAAGTCTTTTGATAAGTCGATTTCAGCAACCTTTCGCTCTTCCACCATAAATTCTCCATCCCGCGAATCGTAAGAAACTAGATAATATTGCGTCAGTTCATACGCTTGATTTCCGGGCTTCCGCGATCCATACATCTGCCAATTTGTTGTCCCCTTGCTGATTCCCTCGTCAAATACGGCATCCCATCCATTAATCAATGGAAGCTCCCAAATCTCGCCAATTTTTGAGACAATTTTGTCACGCAATATCATCTGCAAAATATGGTCGAGTTGAATGCCTATAATTATGTGAACACCGTCTTTTGTCAATGAACCGTCGGCTAACCTATTTACCTCTGGTTTTTCAAAAACATAAATTGGAAATATCTTATTGGGCTCAAAAACCAGGATTTCCTTAAGTTCTTCCAAATAGAGTAAATTTATCAAGTCAAGAATGTGTTCTCTCGAATGCTGTCTTGTCTCGATGTCAATGCTGTATCGCAAGTCGATATCAATAAAAATGCCGCCATTTTTCTCCAACTGTTTTTCTGTGAGATATTCGTGTTTTTTCTTTACAAAAACATTTTGATAATACAGGTTCATAAAGACTTGAAGCTCTTCTCTGGGTATAATATAAGAGCCTCCGTATATATTCAAGTTTTGATCAGGAATTCGCGTGTGAGTTGGTGAGACATTTGCTTCTTTTTTTTCGCTCTTTGCACTATGCTTTGCTAGAAATTCATTTAGATCTTTAAATTGTGATGCAGTAGTCATATTTCTTATGTTAGTATTATATACTGATATTTTTCTATTTCGATTTTTTTCTATTGTTAAAATCAAATTGAATGTTTTTGGAGAATTTCCACACTAGAAGAAAGAATAATAAGATAATAAGTTACAATAACATATATTATATATTATAGAAAAAGATAAATAATGCAAATTGATAGAAAAATTTTATTATTATTAATTGACTATAAATGTGCGTTTTAAAAAATAAATTATTATTATTATTATTATATATTGTAAAATGACTTCTTATAATATAATAGGATACATTCATGTGTGTCAAAAAAAAGGATGGGAAGGAATTTTTGATAATATTATTAATAAATTGAAAACAAGTGACTTATATGACAATACAAATGAAATTCGCGTTTCAGTTCTAAGCGACAATAATCTATTTATAGATGATGAAAGGTTCCATGATTCTAAAATAAAAATAATTTATAAAGGATATTCAGAAGAATATGAGCGCCCAACTTTATTGCATATAAAAAAACAATGTGAAAGCGATCCATCAAATACACTGTATTATTACTTGCACACAAAAGGGTTAAAGCATATTGGAACAGAAAAAGAACAAAATGTGCTTGATTGGACCAATTTATTATTATATTGGAATGTTGAAATGTGGTGGGTCGCCATTTCAATTATAACGCAAGATAATTATTGGACATACGGTTGCAATCACACAGGCATTCATTATTCAGGAAATTTTTGGTGGTCAAAACCGAGCCACATAAAAAGATTGAGCGACCATATACCGGAATATTATACGGCCCCCGAAGACTGGGTAACTATGTTACACTGGGGTCAAATAATCGTGCCGATTCACAGAGAATTTTATAGCGTTTTTAACAGTGGGTTGGAAGGGACAGGACATTATGATAATCCATATCCCGAAACAAATTATAAATAAAATGCTATTAAAAATTTTATATGTTGAATTAAAAAACTTTTAACTGAATGAATATACGAAAACGGTTGTTATAATAAATAATATAAATTGCAAAATAGACATAAATATAATTTATTGAATACATGAATAGACAAAGAATGACAGATAATAAAAACATTGTCATTTCAAAAGATGCAATTCAACGATTGTTGCGCGATGTTAAAAATATAATGCGCAATCCATTGACAGACAATGGTATATATTACATTCACGATGACGAAGATTTGTTGAAGGGTTATGCAATGATAGTAGGGCCCTCAGAAACGCCGTATTTTGGCGGATTTTATTTTTTTGAGTTTTTGTATCCCGCGGATTATCCGCATAGTCCTCCAACAGTCAAATATATGACAAATGGTGACAATATTCGTTTTAACCCAAATTTATATGTCAATGGAAAGGTCTGTATTTCTCTATTGAATACATGGCGAGGTGAACAGTGGACATCGTGTCAAAGTATTTCGACCGTTTTGTTGAACTTGTGTACACTTTTGTGTGCGGACCCACTTTTAAATGAACCAGGCGTTGGAAAAACACATCCAGATTTTAATAATTATACCAAGATTGTTGAATATAAGAACATTGAAATTGCTATTTTAAGAATGGTAACAAGAGATCCAGGTTCATTTTGTGAAAAATTTGGCGCGTTTTACCCAATCTTAAAAGAGAATTTTATTAAAAATAGTGACGCGGTTGCAAAGTATTTAATTGATAAAGTTAACAATGAAACCGCTCCAGAAAAATTAATTACATCTTTGTATTCTATGAACACGGTGATTGACTATAAAAAGTTGCACAAGAAATATGTTAATGTAGCAAATGAAATAATGAATAGTTCCAAGTAATGATAACAACAACAACAACAACGACAATTTATTTAATTTAAAATTGAATTAAATAAATAATGTAAAAGTATATTATAGCCAAAATGCACTTCTGCGTCGAATGCCAAAATATGTATTATATTAGAATTGACGCCGACAACTCTAACAAACTCGTTTATTATTGCAGAAATTGCGGTCACGAGGATTCAACATTAACAGTAGAAAATGTCTCTGTTTCAAAGACTCAATTAACACGAGGCGAGCAAAAGTTTTCACATATTATCAATAAGTACACAAAATTAGATCCTACTCTTCCGCGAATTAATAAGATTAAATGTCCAAATGCTGACTGCGACACTAATAAATCTGATGCTGGTGCTGTTGAAAGGGAAATAATTTATATTCGTTATGATGATGTAAACATGAAATATGTTTATTTGTGCAGCACTTGCGACACTGTTTGGAAGACAGACGAACAAAAATAAAACAGGCATTTATTAATTTTTATGGATTAAAATAAAAATTGATGAAATGATATTAAAAGTATCTTTAGTAATATTAATAACCGAATGAGCGGATTTAACCCAAGACCTAAAGCTATTAGCACAAATAAGCAAATGAATAAAATAGAAGCCGAAGAATTAGAGTATGCTGGAGGAAGCGATGAAGAGGAGGAGGATGAAGAGGAAGAGGAAGAGGAGGAAGAAGAAGAGGAGGACAAAGAAGAGGATGAAGAGGAAGACGAGGGGGAGGAAGATGAAGAACAAGGTGAAGAACAAGATGGTGGTGCCAAAGATAAGGATGGAAATGATGATAGCGATGAGGATGAAGTTGTAAAAGAGGTAATTGCCACTGCAATAAATCCGTTGGCGCCTGTTTTGGACTCAGACGATGATGACGAAGACGAAATGGACGACTCTTATTTGCAGAAATTCAACACTAATGTAAATAAAAATTATATTATGGATTTTCATCCAGAGTGCGTTATTAGCAACTATGATGAAGTTGTTGGCTTGACAAAAATAGTGCGCGACACTGAAAATAATATTATTGATGATTTGCACAAGACCTTGCCATATTTGACAAAGTATGAACGAGCCCGCGTGCTTGGGCAAAGAGCAAAACAAATAAATGCTGGAGCAAAGGTGTTTGTGAAAGTTCCCGAAAATGTGATTGATGGTTATTTGATTGCAGAACAAGAGTTGGCTCAAAAGCGCATTCCCTTTATTATTCGAAGACCAACCCCTGGCGGGGGATGTGAATATTGGAATTTGAGAGATTTGGAACTCATTCAGTTTTAGATATTCGCGGTTTAATCTTTTAATAAATTTTTTTCTTTTTCTTCTTGTCTCCAGTGTTTTTTATTAGAAAATAATAGTGCCGCGAAATTATGTTTAAAAGAAAAATAACCGTTATAGTCTACGCCATATAATCTATATGAAATATCTTCTAATTTATATACATTATTTGCATCATAACTATTTTGAATGCTACAATTAAATAACTCCGTATGAAATTCGTATATTGCCGTTGTGTACGGCGTTGGTCCAGTCATTCTGTGAATGTCATTTGGGTAAGTATTATTTTTTATATTATTGACAACTTGTTCAATTGTTTTTTTTAAAATAGGATGATTCTTTGAAAAAATTAATGCCCATTGCACAAAAAACCCTAGGTTAGATTCTGCTGTTATAATTGCATCATCATCATCTTTTATTAATTCGTTTAAAGGGCGTTCAATGGCTGAATCCATATCTAAATATACACCTCCATATTTATATAAAACTAAATATCTCCAAAAATCTACTTTTGCAACAATAATATTTAATTTATTATAACATTCAGCAATTTCACCGCTAAAATGTTCATTTACAAAATTATCCATATCTTCATCAGTATATAAATTATAATTATATTCTGGATTTATTTTTAAGAAAGAATTTATTTTTTCTTGCACGGAAGGATGCAAATCTTTCGTGTGCCAAGATTGAAATATATTTTTTTCTATCATAATAATTTATAATAATTAGTTAGTTAAATTATTATAAATAAACGCATAAAATTAATGCATAAATATATAAAATTATATTTTCACATCAAGAATTACATTCTTTTATAATCAAATCTAAAAACTCCTTGTTCGTTTGTGCGTCTTTGTAACCATCGTCAAATAATTCCATAAAATCGTGTTTTCCTCGCGCCAAATAAGTTGAATACGAAAATATATCAGCAGATTGTTTTTTTTCATTTTTTTGCGACAATTCCCACATTGAAGGTGTAATGTGTAGGACAGGTTTTGTAATATTTAGATACGGATATTTGCTGAATCCACCATCAAAAGCGTAGACATTGTGATATTTATTTGTAAATCCACCGGTCACTAACGGGATATGCGAACTAGCAATGCAACAATTTAAGGCATCTTCCAAATCGTCAAAATCAGAAAATATATTAGTGTTTATCTTAAAATTGCCAAATGTTGTAATACCAATAAATAATCGCTTCAAATCAAAGTCTTCTGTTTTATAGTTTGTTAACAACTTGTATTTTATAATATGCTCAAGTTCGCTTATTGATGCAGCCTTTTTAACAGATTCATCTATAATATTTGTAACAACTTCTATTGGTTCTTTCTTGAATGTCATAAAAAGAGCATTCCATGCACCAGCAGATGCTCCGGAAAAAATAAAGGGGTCCAAATTATAGTGTTCTTTTATAAAAGTAACTACTCCCATTAAATAAAAACCTTTTAACCCTCCCGGAGAAATAGAAATAATTTTTTTATCTTTTATGAAGTCGTTTTGTTTTAAATATATTTCAGATTGCTCATTTGATAAAAATAACTTTGATTTTCTATTATTGTAACTTTGACGATTCAACTCAAACCACGCGTTTACTATATGACTGTGATATTGATTGCGTTGAATACAATATAAGCCGCCACTTTTAATCGCGTGTAAAGCAGGATTATATTTTGCATTAAAAACAGATGTTACGCCAACCACCTTTTTTGTAATAATTCTCTGCACTTGATTAGCAAATAACATAATTATTAATAAACTATTTGCCCACATCATTTTATATTATTTGCATTTATTATTCTAAATCTGTTTGTAAAATAAGTATTTAAATTTTGCGCTCAATAAATAACTAGAGTATACATAAATGAAAGCCGCTCTGTGTTTTATAATTAATTATGATCATCAGTTAAATAAAGAAGAAATATGGAGACAATGGATAGAATCAAATAAGGATATTATCAATGTTTATTTTCATTATAAAACCTTTGACGCTATAAAATCGAGCTGGATAAAAGAAAGAGCATTGCCTAGAAAGTATCTGGTTCAAACCGATTACATGCATATTGTGCCGGCTTATTTGACATTAATGAACTATGCAATGAGCAACGATAGAGATAACCGATGGTTCTGTTTCTTAACAGATTCGTGTGTTCCCATTATTTCTCCTCTCAAATTTAGAGAGCTTTTCCTTGAAAATTATAGTTTTTCATTTATGGGTTGGAGAGAAGCCTGGTGGAACACTTCGCTAGTAAAAAGAGCCAACTTGCATTATTTGCAACCACAATTTCGTCTGGCAAATAGTCCATGGTTTATTTTAAACCGTGGTGATGCATATCGTTGTTTGCTTTATTCTAAAAAAAATAAAGATATTTATGATTTAATTTGCAAGGGAGATGTGGCGAATGAAAGCATTTTTGCAATTATGTTGTATGCTCAAAATAGTTTAAAACTTGTAAAAAATGAGGATGCAACTGCAACAGACTGGTCACGCATGATGAGTTCTACGAGTCCTTATTTATTCAAAGAAGGCGATTATAAAGATAAAAAGTTCATTGATGATTGCTTGAAGGAGAAAAAAAATACAATGTTTCTTAGAAAGGTCGATAAAAATTTTCCGGATCATGTTTTGCTTGAATATATTAATGACAATGAGGATACTACAATTCTAAATAAAAGAAAAAAGAAAGTGCGATTATTGTACTATAAGGTACTATGTTTAAAATATTATTATTATTTTGCGCACTGGTTTAATGCTTCATTTTATTATTCTTTTTATTTATTTCTGGTATGTGGTGCATTTTTTTGTCTGTCAAAACTTTAACACTTCCAACGATTTCCACATTCAATGCACTGCACAAAGGTTGTCATTGGTTCATCTGCTGACCTTGTCTGCATCTGGTAATATGTGCACTTATTGGAATGGCATTTTCTGCATTTGAAAGTATCCGTCGCCGCTTCAATTGTCGTCTCATACTTATTCTTGTCGCGCTTGATTTTATCTTGAATCATTGCATCCCACTTTTCTGGCATCATTTCTTGATGCGTCATAAATGCGATATTACTAGATTTTAACGCACCACTTTGTATTTGTAAAAGTAGCGCCAGATTTTTAAGATTGATAAAAATACTTCGAAGACGATCCACATAGATTTGAACAAAATAAGGGTTATCCCATTTTTTTACCACTTTTCGATTTGTGGCTTCTTTCAAAGCATAATTGTAGACGCCCTTTTCCATATTCCGGCTTTTCTTTTCGTCTTGTATAACCTCATTTAACCTGGTGCAAATATTCTGTCTAAATTTATCCGGGTTTTCGAGTTTGCGCATTGCCATTTTAGATTTAAATACATAAAATGTTTTTAAATCTTAATCAATTTTTATTTTTAGCGGGGGGGGGGAACCATTTCTTACAAGTCTCGCCTTGTATCCCCTAAAATTTATAATATGCATTCTATTCATCCTCTTCATCACTGTAACTTTCCTCGCTTAACTCGGAACCAATGTCCTCTAATTCTAATTCTTCTATTTGACCATTTTCATCGGTTTCGTCACTATCGTGATCATCGTCTTCGTCGTCGTCATCATCTGAACCGCTTTCATATTCTGCATCTTTGTCGTCACTGTCACTATCCACCACAAATCCGTCTTTTAAATAACCGTGCTTAGTTTTCTTGCTAGCGGGAACTGAATCTAGTTCATCTTCTTCGGCTTCATCTTCCGCAGCGGTTGTAGCCAAATCTTCAAATCCGCCAAATAACTTTTCATACATTTTTTCCCAGTGTTCCAAAGTTAATGAAAATAGTTCTTTCTTTCCATCGTCTTTTAACACCGCGCCCAACAAAAGACAACTTCCAAAAAATAGTGTAGTATCAATTGGAGGAGGAAAATCGTATTTATTTTCCATGTTTGCTTTGCCTTCTGTCCTCCCATAAGCCGCAATAATGTATTTCTTTCCGTCCATTTTAATTTTCCACTCTGTGTGTTTCTCAAACCCATCGGGCTTTTTAAATCCGCACTTTTTATATAATTCTTCTTCTTTGTAATCTTTTATAATAAGAGATTTCAAAGAACCCGTTTTATCGACAATAATTACTCCCACATTTTGTGTCATTTGCACTATAGTTAATTATTTTATTAAACTGTTTAAATAGTTTCCATTATTATTATTTAATAGAAAACAATGCTGGAATCGAAAACTACGAAAATATATGTAAAAGATTTTCACATGAAAAATATCACAAAATCTGTGTTGGAAGAATTAGATGCATATTTTAGAGTGTCAAATAATTGTGTTCAGATGTATTCGCCATCGGGAATTTTTATTGTAGAAAAAAACAAGATTATAAAACAGGTACCACATGATGCACCATTAAAGTCTGTTGATTTTGAAGATTCGCACCTTATATTAGATAATAGTTATTTCAAAGAAGAAGAAATTTTGTCGCAAATACCGTTCTACAATTATATTAAAGAGTCGACGCAATTTTATTATTCTCGTGGCGACGATTCAAAATCAAAAGAAAAGGCCAAGTTGCAATTAATTGTAGAAGGACACTATGAAAGCGGACTAAATAATAATGGTTTTGCTTTAACGGGAAAACAAAAATATACAGGTTTTATTGTTGATAATTTTTATTTTTTAGCGAAAGAAGAATTGGATAATTATTTAATGAAAAAAGAACTTAATGTGTTTTTATCGATGTTAAAGTAATATAACAATATTATATGTTATTTTGGACACTGCAAATTACTATTATTTCAATTATATTAATATTTTTAGTTCATAACTTAATCGGGTTTTTTAAATCTACTTTAACAGTTCCCAAAGTGAAAGATTTAGTAAATGCTCCCGCGCAGAAATATGAGAATATGTTGAGTGTTTTATCTGGCTCTTCCTCTAATTCTGGGTCTGGTTCTACTTTTATTTCTTCACATGCTTATTTGCCTGAACCCGGTGCATCATCAATGAAAAATGAATTAAAGAGTTTCTTAAAAAATAAACTTAAAGGCGGAGCCGCGAGTTCAAGAGATGAAGGAATAAATGCTACATCTATTGCATCTTTAGAGTCTGGCGCATCTTATTCTTTAAGCTATTCTACCTTTTAAATATATAATGTTCTTTGTCATGTGGATAAACCAATATAAAGAATACTACATTAACTTATAGAAAGAAATGCTTACAGAATACGAGCAAAATGCGTTATTGAAAGGCTTCCCAAATGCCGAACTTTCTTATGAAACTATTGTGCATAACAAAGTTCAAACCGCGGATTTCGTTTTGGCCATTCCCGACGGAAAAAAGTTTTTTGCATGGTTTACCGTTTATAAAAGGCAAAATGTGTGTGTTTTAATGGAGATTGGTTATAATAAACAAATCTGTTCTATACAAATAGCGCAATGTTGTTTTCATGATGGATTGGCTTTTGGTACCATTTTTTATGGTACCATTTTCAAATATGATAATCATCGATTTTTTTCCGTTGAAAATCTGTTACATTACAAGGGTAAGGATTGTTGTCATTGGTCTTTTGACTGCAAATTGGAGAGTCTTGGACAAATCTTTTCGAGAGAAATTCAGCAACGAGCTTTTACGCGAAATAGCGTTGTTTTTGGATTGCCTGTATTTTGTCGGTCGATTGTGGATTTAACAAAGTTGATTCCTTTGCTGCCTTATAAAATTAAACACTTACAGTTTCGAGAGAAAAAGAAAGGACATGGAAACGATTGTTTTAATATGGTTTATGACCCCAACGCGTCTTTTTCTGATTCTAATTTCCAAAGAAGGCAAGGTCCTAGAACAACTGTGTCGAGAGAAAACCAACAAATAGTTTTCCAAATTAAGCCAGATATTCAAAATGATATTTATCATCTGTTTGTTTATTCTGGAGTTAACAATGGCGGAGATGACGGTTATTATGGTGTTGCGTATGTTCCAGATTATAAATCCAGTGTTATGTTGAATAAACTTTTTAGAAATATTAAAGAGAATGCAAGTTTAGACGCGTTGGAAGAAAGCGACACTGAAGAAGAATTTGAAGATGTGCGCGAAGACAAGTTTGTCTATTTAGACCGCGTATATAATATGGTTTGTGAATACAATTATAAATTTAAGAGATGGACACCGTTGCGCATTGCTCAGAAAAATGAACGCGTTGTAACTCGGGACGACTTGAAAAGAATGAACATCGCCGTTTAGAAAAAAATAACAAGTAAATATATATGTCCAATTATTTATTCAAACATCCTGTTACTCCATTAAATAATGTTGACGGCAATTTTGTCAATGTTGATGGTTCAAATTGGCCTGGTCGATTTGGTTCCAATGAAACATCTAGAGAATTTGCGTTACCTGACAATTATAGCTGCAATGCAACTGCCGCAAACGCGTCAAGACTTGCACCAAGCCTTGCGCCAATGCAAAACGGAGGCGGCAAAAGAAGACGCACCCTTCGCAAAAAAATAAAAAATATTGTTAATAAGTATAGAATGGCTTCTAAGAAAATGAGAAAACAAACTAAAAGACGCTTGTTGTCTCTTTACAAACGAAAGGGTAGCAAGAAGAGTGGAAAGACTAGAAGACACCGCCGCGGCGGCAATACAACTCTTTACAAACCTATTGTTTCTTCTCAAAACTTGAAATTAGTTAACGGAACAAATGCTTACAATAACTCTGCAGGTCCAGTTGCTGGAGTTGCTAACCCCTATAATATATTGGGTGGAAAGCGTTATAAAAAATCTAAAAAGTCGAAGAAGCAAAGAGGTGGCTATCACCAATTCCAAAGTGATGTTCCTATGACTCAAACTTATTCGCGCGGAGGAATCTTGGATGCCAAGGACCTTGCTTTAGCCAATCCCGCTCCTTATCAAGTTTTGCCCAACTGCACAAATTGTATCGATAACTACGATTACAACACCAATCGCGGGTTCCAATTTTGGGGTAACTAAGATGAAGTTGGTTTCTTGGGAAGCTTTATCAAACATTTTCCCTGAAGAAGCGGGTCTTCTATAACTGATTTGCTGCAAGATTTAGAACTATCGCTTTTTCCTCCACCGTTTGTATTCGGTTCAAATACTACTCGCCATTTTTCAACAGATGGATCATATTTATCAATAGAAGTTTGAATGATTTTATAGTTTTGTTTCTTATAAAATTGTTTGCGTTTTGACCATTGATTCTGGAATGGTGCATGTGAATCCACTATATCCACCACAATAGGACTACCATGTTTTTGCCTCAAGATGCGCCCCACCGCTTGTTCTATATCCGTCTTTGGTGTCACCATTATAAGTGTAGTAAGCGATTTTATATCTAGTGCCTCCGCAGCCATTGAATAAGTGGCAATCACAACGCGTTTTCCTTCTGTTTCTTTGAGCGCGGCTTCCTTCATTCCGCCAATATAATAACCCACGCTCCCGTCTGCAATGCCGCGCGTTTTAATAGCATCATGTAAATACTTTAAAACATTCTTATTGTGCGCTAATAACATGATTTGTTGATCCCCATTTTCTTGAAACATATCTTTGATAACGCGCAACACAAATTCTGTGCGATGATTATAAGTGCACAATTTTGAAATCATTGTGCTATATTGAACATTCCCACGGAAATCTAGTTTTACCTCGTTGAATTCTTCATCGGCGCCTTTATAGTCAATGGCCCTTACAACAACTTTGTGTTCCTCGTCTCTCTTCCCCTTGTAAACCACTTCGCCAAGGAACATCTTGAATACTTTGGTTGTTCCATCTTTGCGATTCATCGTGGCCGATAATCCAAGCGTGTATCTTGTTACCAACTTGAATAGAGCGCAGGAAAAGACTTCGCTAGAAATATGGTGCACTTCGTCGATAATGGTTAAGCCAAAACTGTCGAAAGTGTTTGCGTGATACTCTTTCATAGAAATTGACTGTAACATACCAAGTACAATGTCCTTGTTTTCAATGTCCATAATTTGGCCTTGGATTTTGCCAACGCGCGCTCCAGGCAAGAACTGCTCTATTCGTTCGACCCATTGATTCAATAAAAACTCTTTGTGCACAATTATCAGAACTTTCTTTTTCAAACGCGCCAAAATATTGAGAGCTAATACCGTCTTGCCGTATGCACAAGGGAGTTCCAAAAGTCCGCCGCCTCGTCCGCCGTTATTTTCAATGTGTTTCATAAAGGTTTCTACCACAGGCACTTGATTTTCACGCAAATCTCCAGCGAATGATATCGAAATATTGTCTCCGTCAGCAATCTTGTAGTCTTTTACTAGGCCAAAGCATTTTTCGCCATAATAGCGCGGTACATAAAACTTGTTATTGGATTCGCGGTAAATGGGAAAAGTTATGGCTTGCGCGTTGGCACCGCTGGGTGCGCCCTGTGTAAAAGGTTTAGCAACCAAGTCTTTGCGCAAGGCGTGTTGTTGTTCGACATTCAATTCTTTTTTTATAATTGTATATCCTTTTTGACCGAGATAAGTGTTTAGCGTTTTTGGGAAATAGTCTTGATTGATTTCTTCTGTCATTTTTGAGTCCGTGTATTATATATTTTGTCTTTAAATGTTTAACTAGTTTTGATAATCAATTTTATTAGCAGGGAACATTGGTTCCCCCGCACCCCTCCTTTGATGCATCACAATTTAATAAAACCAAGGATTCCGCCTCATCGGCAAAATAAAATCTATAAATATGTTATATGGATAGTTTTCAAGACCTGCTTAAGAAGAAAAATATGGGTGAATTATTGCTAGGTATTCTTTTTATTGTTTATTTAATAATGGGGTACAAGACGCCCACCGTTCTTGCAAATGTAGTCGACACGACTTACGGAAAGGTAATTGTTGTTCTTGTGGCATTGCTTCTTTTTGCCAATTGCAATCCTATTTTAGGTGTTCTTGGATTCTTTGTTGCGTATAATTTAATCTCGAAATCGGAGATTGTTACCGGAACTTTTGGATTGAACAACTATATGCCGACCGAACAAAAGAAATACTCGGCTTTAACCATGTACAACCAATTCCCTTATACTTTAGAACAAGAAGTTGTAAAGAAGATGGCGCCTTTAAACAAGGCTGACACTTCTGGTGCAAATACTTACTCTTTTAATCCGGTTTTAGATGACCTGCACGATGCTGCACCCGTCAATTACACTGGGGTTATTTAAAACCTATAATACACAAATAATATATAAATAACTTATTTTTGTAATCAAGTTATTTATTAACCACTCCCTTTTAGTAATCCGCGAACACTTGTCGTTGCACTTGCCGCTGCACTCGTCGCTGCGCTTGTTGTCATTTTGGCCGTCGAATTTCCCGACAAATACATTAATAATTTGTAAATTAGTACTATTAGTACTATAAATATAAAAATTGCCGCTATAAAAATGCCCACTTGACCGTTAAATAAGGTTTCTAAATTGTTTACTGTTGCTGGCTTTGAATACTCGACTTCCATGGTCTCTTCCGTGTTACCTGTTGGTTGACAGTCTATATATATTTGACCATCACCCGTTCCCCCTCCAACCATTGGACCGTGTTTATTTAAAGAATAATATTCTACGGATGGATATTCTAGATCTGTTGCTGGAATAATAATTGATTTTAAGGAGTCTTTTGTTGCACTATCAATGTAAATTGCATTTTCCAGCCCATAAACTATAATATTTCCTTTTTTATCTTCATAATAATAAAACGGTGTTTGCGGTACAACATTATTCAAATTGTAATCATTTAGTTTAATATTTGTTGCGTCGCCCGAGTTAGGTTTTAATTGCATTGACCCATTTACTATATTTGCAATTAATTGAGTTGCTGAACTTGTTTGGGCTTTTAAAGAATTTAATGGAATGCAAACCATTAAAGGTGCACCCATACCCGTTGGTTGATGAGTTATTATTACTTCACCGTCTGCTTGAACTCCATTAAAATAATGAAGAGATGGGCTATAAATTTCTACACTTTCTACATTGTATGTGTAACCATTAAAAGTTACGGGGGGTGGCATGCTAGAGTCATATGATAATTGCAAATAAGAACCATAATTTTTTGCAGTGCAATTTGCGCTTGTCTTGTAATCAATTGAATAAGCACATTTTTCATCGCAATAATTATCCCAGTTGTTTTTTGAAATATTCATTGGACTTTGACTTGTCATTATACTTACACTATTATTAGAAAATATAAATAAAAATATTTTTTTATTTATATAAGATAACAACTATGAAATTAACTAAAGGCAAATTATCAAAAATTTATAACAAGAAAAAGCAAACAATGCGGAAATTTAAATTAAGGTCCAAACGGTTTAGACGCGGGAAGACCTTTAGAAAAAAACGACCGTTAAATTTGAATAACAAGAGCCTTAAAAATGTTTCTCGGCGTGGTGGAGGCGACGGTTCTCTTATGCAAAGTCCCGGACCCGCAAATATTTCAGCAGCAAAAACGCTTGGAAGTGTTTTAGAGAAAAAGGCTGTTGTTGAAGAACCTGTTGTTGAAGAACCTGTTGATGCGGCAGTTGGGGCGGCAGTTGAGGGACCGTCTTTGAGCAATGGAGAAGTAGGTTCAGCCAATGAAAATTTGTACGGAAAAATGGACATTTTATAAGAAAATAGTTATAATTATAATTATTGTCCTGTGTAATCAATAATCTAAATAAATGGTAAATATTTTATAGTGTCATTCTCATATTCTGTCACTTTAAAAGCTTTTTGATAGCCTTCCACATATACAACATCTCCGTTGTATATTTTATCAACGCCATATTCATTTGATGCATTTCTACCCTTGAATCTAATGGGAAGTTTGACGCTGTTGTTCTGGTCGCTCATAGTGTAATATTGCCACTTGTCGCGATTTGTAAATAAAGGACGGCCCATCAAAGGTAAAATCTTGTCCGCAGATGACCTATTCAATGGCGTTAAAATTCCCATTTGACGATATGCTGTGTCAACCGCACCTGGATTCGTCGAAATATTAATGGGAACTCGACCCGGAGGCACCATTGCTAACTCTGGCACCAGATATCTCTCGTCACGAAGCGGAGGAACATAAGGATTCATCAAAACATCGCCAGGCAAATTCGAATAGGAATAACTAGGGCGCGAAAACAATCCAAAAAAACCTGTCCCAAGGCCTCCTCCAACCCCACCAAGGCCTCCAGAATTGTAATTTCTCTCGTCTTGTCTTTCTTGAATGACTATTTTGTGGTTGTTATTCACGCTAATAGGTTTCAAAGAAACATATATTAGATAGATTACAATAAAAACTACCACTAAAATAAAAAACATTGTAACATTTTCTACGCAAATTACTCCTGGTGGACATTTTTTATTAATTGACATATAGATAATATATATATGTCAATTTAATAACTTTATGATTTCTTTAGTTAGAAGGGTTGAAGTTCTTTGCCAAATCGGTTAAATTACCCAAATTCTTCAAATCAAAACCTTGCAACATTGTTTTGGCGTTCTCCATTAAAGGCGTCATGCTCTTCATTGCGTCAGCCAATTGCAACTGTTGAGACATTAAACGCTGAGTATCTTCAGTTAGCTTCTTAATTCCGTCGCTTCCTAAAATGTTGTTCAAGTCGCCGTAAGCGTCTTCAATGGTCGACGCGTAATCAATTCGATTTCTTCGCTTGTTACTCATCACATTCATTGCCTCGTCGGTTTTGGTGTCATGAGGTTTGACATTTGTGACACTTGTATCTTTCTCGTCATCCGTTGTTGCAGCATTCGTTGCCGCGGCGCTGCTATGCAAAGAAGCATCTGCGCTCTTATCCTCGTCAACGGGGGAAAGGGGAGTAATTACGCCGCTAGCCTTTTTATCATCTTTTTGATCTTTCATTTTTGCTGCAGAATCCCCCTTTTTCTCGGGGTTTGTTAATCCTTCCTTTACAGTATTTCCAACCATCAATATGTTGGTAAATAGGAGCGCGCCTCCCAAAATAACAATCATATTTTGACTAAAGTTGGAAATCAAATATGCAACAACAATGAAGAAAAGAGCCGCAGTTAATTGTCCCATAACTACATATCCCAAGACATTAGTTGCCGCTAAAAATAGAACAAAGTATAATACATATTTATTTGTTAGTACTTTTGATACTGAACTTGGTACTTTCATTTATATATATAACGCTTTAAATAAAAAATTAGAAAAAGTAAAAAAATTGATACTTGTTAAACAATATTAAATTAATTCAAATGACTAAATAGAAAGATGCCAGACATTGCTAGATATTATCATAACGATGACGCGATTTCAACGGATTCTTCCTCTTATTCTTCTACAAATAAGCGGTTTCAAATTGTCTTGTGCGAACTCCATAATCCCGCGATTCATGGTTTTGATGAAAACTCTTGTCCAGAGGTTGCTGGACATTATTTGATTCACAGCAAATACGAAAGCATTGTTTCTAATCACGACTATGATAATGATAATAACAGAGATTATTCATATGAAGAAGATGAGAATGAAGAAAACGAATGTGGCATTTACGATATTATGCATCATTTTAAGAGACACATTCGTAATAATATTGTTCCTTCTAACCATCTATCAAACCATCCTTTCATTAGAAACTACAAAGCAATTGTATCTAATGAAAATTATATTAAACCAGAAATAGCGGAGCTCGTGTATTTATCTGGCGACGAATGTGTTGCCATTTTGAAGACCTTTTGGTTAAGACTTGTGCAGCGGGGGTGGAAGCGCGTTTTTGCAGAGCGCAATCAAATATTTGCTAAGCGAATGCGACCAGACGCGCTAAGATGTCGCGAAATAAGTGGAAAATGGCCTTCAAGCTGCAACCAAGTTCCCGGTCTCCAAGGCATGCTCTATCAAAAGCCGAAGATTCTTTAAACGCATTTAGAATAATATTGATTTTTTGGAAGAACTACTTAAAGCCGACGACAACGCACTCGAACTTCTATAACGTCTTCGTTTTGATTTTTTATATGCATAACCTCCTGTCATCTTTTTACCTTTTTTTACTATTTTTGATGTTTTTGCTGTTTTCTTTGATATCTTTTTGGCATGTTTCTTCGATTTCTTATTTTTGCTCTTTGTTTTTCTTTTTCTTTTTCCACCACTTCGAACTCCGCTAATAGCTTCTTCATCTATAAGGGGATTTCTATTTATATCGATTGCGGATTGGTTTGCCTCATCGACGGTCAGCGCTCTATTAGCCCTATCTATACCGTTTTGCAAATCTTGTAGCAATGTTTCTATATTTTGTATTGTAACTGTAGCATCTAAATCTGTTTCTTTCAACTTTCCATCTGGTGTTAATAATCCAGACACAGTAGTATTTGCTTGATTAATAATTAATAATAAAGTTTGTATAGTTTGCTCTAAGACAGCAATTCTATTTTCATCTATTGGGCTAGCAGTTGGCGTTGCCATTAATTCTCTTAATCTTTGTGACAATGCATCTATTAATTCAGAAAGTTCTATTATTTTATTTTTTATTGAAATTAACCCCTCTTTTACTGTTTTTTTATATTTATAAATTGATTTTTTATTCTCATAAACGGCTGCTCCTAAGTTATTTAATGAATCCCACAGCTGGTTAACATTTTGACGAGCGTTTGGTGTATTATCTAAACTGGCTATATTTGGTATACCCACAATATCTTGCATTTGAAAATCATTTTGTAAATCATTAGCCAGTTGATCCAAATTTAATCCTTGAATTGTTCTTGTAAAAGGAAGTGCCATTATTAGTAATTATATTATAATGAGATTATATTTCATTTTGAGAAGGTCCCATAATTTCTTCTAATTCCATTTTTATTTTCTCCATTTCTCTCAAAATATCTTTTTGATCTCTCTTGGTTTCTTTGATATTTGCTTCTGTCAAGTTTGTACTCGTAACCAAATCTTCCGTATATTGCTTCAACACATTCATCGCT